CGGTGCTGCGACGAACCGCGCGTCCCCTCTCGTATGACTCGGACATTCGTCGGGGTCAACGCCTCGGCAACCGAGGAACCCGATATGATAAACTCGCCACCGACTGTGCCGACGGCCATAATCTTACCGGGCGACAGCCACCTGATAGCATTCACTTGATCCGTCGCGAGGGTATAGACGACGGGGTCATCGTCCAACGTGCCTGGGGTATGGTTCTCATAATCCCCGGACTTGGACCCCCAAATAGTCTGGGGCTGTTCGGTCGATCCGGCCCACATTAAACGCTGCTCGTAGAACGCTACGGCCGCGGGGTAGCCGGTGGTGTCCGACCACGCACCCAGGCGCCATTTACTCTCAGCCGAGGTGCCACCGAAAACCGCGCTGATATTAATCGTGACGGCGGTGGTCGACGAGCGGGATGCGATAGTCGCATATCCCCATTGGATCCCGCCGTCGCGCAAGAACTTCCACGTCACGTCGTTATCGACAATCTCGTCGCCTTCACCGGACGGCCCGCCGGAACCGTCAGAGGTGCCGGCCTTGACGCACTCATAAACGTTGCCGCTGTTACGGACGATATTAGTGAGCGAGTATCCCGTCGACGCTGCCCATGCCGCCGCCTGGTGACCTATAGACACCAATCGACCAACGTCAGTGGTCTGGAACCCGTCGCCGTCATTAATACCCGCTGCGGACGACGCCGTCAGATTAACACCCGAACCGCTCGCCGCAGCCGGGGTCAACGTAGTGGTGGTAGTATTCTCCGTTTGATACGGCCCGTCAGTGAATGCAATATCTGATATAGACCAGGACGTGTGGGCAGTGCGTGTGATCTTTTTTGGTGTATAATTGGCGTGTGCCACATAAAGCACGTCAGCCGACTGCGCGAATTGCAGTGATGGAAGGTCGGCGGTCAGAAAAGTCGTCGTCAGCGTGTAGACCCGCGCAGCGGTCCCGCCGCTACTGTATGCCGTGAAGGCCGAGCCATTGACGTTGTTGCCATCAATATCTTGGAGCGCGAATGTGTTGGCCGTTGAGCCGCTAACGAGGTAATAATTCCCGTTTAATTCAGTCATGCCGCCGACTGACGATATATAAACCTCATCGCCATTGGAAAATGGATGACTCGCGATTGTGACCACAACGGGGTTCGCCGCGGTCGCACCCGTGATCGTCTGATTAGCCTCGAGAATAGAGCCCTGGTCTTTGTAGAACCGGCAATACAGATTACCGAACTCGATGACGTAGGCTTGCGTAGTCGAAAACTCGAACTCCACCAAAACAGTCGCCGCCGAACTGTCCTTCACCTCTTTAACAAAACGTGTACCTGGTCGGCGCGTGACACCGCCGTGAGGTTTAACGATCAGGTTCTCGAGTGTCTCGACACCATTATTGTATTTGGCGATATCGACGCGCCCAAACAAGCTCTCAGAGAGTTCACCCG